ACGCTTTTCTGTTTTTTGTTGTTATATTTTCCTATCTTACTTCCTCCTCATACATTACATCACCCGTCTCATTACACACCACCTGCACAATGCCACCCTTATAGTCAGCAAAGTAGCTGTGATTACTCCCATTGAATGCTAATATGTAATTCTTACAATAATCAAAGGTGCTTTCAAATCCCTTATTGTTACTATCACTATCATCATTGAATACTACATCGTATGTCTTCTCTGATATAGCATGTAATATATCATTTTTTTGCATTTCTTCAAAGTAGGTAATGATTATATCATCACCTTTTACTTCGTAATCTCTTCGGTCTAAGTTAGCCTTAACCCACTCTTGATTGATAATGTCGTTTTTGATGCTAAACTTTTTCATGATATTTGTTTTTTTAAATCATTCTTTTAATCATTTTTTTTGTTCTATCAACTCTTTATATCTTATATAGTAATAGAACATATTCTTAACAATATTACTCATGGGTCTTGTTCCATTTACCCATGCTGATAAATTAGACATCTCTAACCCTGTATCGTTATTAATATCTTTAATTCGTATATGTAACCTATACAATTCATCCTTCAGGTATTCAGGAGTGATTATGTCACTATCTACATCCTTGAAAGGAATAACCCCAACATGTATTTTCTCAGGGTTAAAATCATTAGAAAAGTCACTAAATAGCTTCTTAGTCCTCTCTACTATTTCCTTTTCTGAAAAATAATCTTTCTTATAATTCTTCCATTGTCTGGCTTCCACAATAAGAATACCATCCTTATACTGTTTTACCTTAAAAGTTAAATTATCAAAGCGCTTATATAAAGACGCTCCTGCTTCTAATCGTTTCTTTTGCCCTTCATCTAATCCAAGCAAATGAATATTTTTTACTACATTTTCCATATCAATATTTTTTAAGGAGGGGTTTCCCCCTCCTTGGTTTTACAAATAAACAACCTCTTTCCTGTCTAAATCATAGATAGCTATTTGTTCATTCTCAAGCCCTTTCTTAACAGCTTCATCTCTATTCTTGTAGAGCCTCGAAGCGTCAAAATAGTAGCTTTCATTCTCTTTCCAACCTCCAACCAAAGTCTTATGAGAGATTGCATACTCAAGTACTCTTTTTAGCCCCTCGATTCCGAAGCTGTTCTGAGTTTCTTTTTCTGCCACTACGAACCCGCCTTCCATTACGAGTTCTCCGCTCAACTTTGCAGTAAATCCATCAGGATTTTCATCTGCGATTTGTAAGAACTTTTCTAACATAATATACATTTTATACTGCTGTAGCAGTTGTTATTAGATGATGCAAAGGTACGATTAATTTTGTAAATAACAAACTTTTTCAAGAAAAATTTTTCATTCAGTAGTGTTAAATTTTTCCTTAAATAAATTAACAATATAACAATAAAGGAGGTCTAAAAACCTCCTTTATTTTTATTGGAATAATATGCTTCCCAGTGTGCTAATAATTTTTCTGCATGTTCTTTTGGCGTTACTTTGATATACTTCAGAAAGCTCGCCTCTGTAGTGTGTCCTGTGATTTTCATTATCGAGAGCGTTGGGAAGTTCATCAGATATAAGTTCGTCGCAAAGCTCCTTCTACATGTGTGCGAGCTAATAAGCTGCCACTTCTCATATATACCCCGCTCCTTGCGCTTTGTTACTGGGCTTATCAAGTCTCCTTCTACTTTGTCAATAAACCCAACTTCCTTACAAACTTCCTTTATCATCTTATTAAAATGATGTTCTTCCATAGGTTGAGGCATGCCTCTTTTTCGAATCATCTCCTTAATATGATGATGCAGAGGTATAACCACTCTTATACCTGACGAGTTGCGTGTCTTCTTGGGTTCTACCTCAATAAAATTACTGTCAGGGTCAATAGCTGGTAAATTCATAAAGTCTGACACTCGTAATCCCGTCCAAAGTCCCAATATCATCAAGTCTCTGGTCTGTTCATATTTCTTGTTATAGGAAAAGTCGTAATTAAAGAGCGTATCTATTTCCTCTTCTGACAGAGCTACCGATAAACTATTTGCCTTTGTTGTGGTAAATTCAGATATTCCATCACTCACTATATACCCTTTCTCTTTTGCTTTTTTTAAAAATATCTTAATTATGTGTACGTATGTACCTATAGAATTAAGGCTATTTTTCCTATTATGTATGCAGAAATCTATGAATTCGTCATTTAGATCCTTGTTGTAACTATCTATGCTTATTCTTCTCTTTCTACTTTCTTCAAATTTTTTAACTACCCTGTTCGTGTTAATATACGACATTATCCTCGAATAACTATACTCTCTCCCTGTATTCTTATTGATAGATCCTCTAATCCCCTTCAATATATCATCTACAAAATCGGTTAAGTATTCAAATTCTTGCGGTATCTTCTCTGGCTTAAAGTGTTTGTCAAAGTCTAATTTCAATCTTTCACGACTCACCCTCTCTCCATTTAGTTTGTAGTTATCAATGAGAGTTATAAGGAAATCGTGATATTGCATTATATAAGTAGTAATCTTTCTCAATCGCACACCATCCGAGCCTTTTCGAGATTTGGGCATACGAGCAGAGAAGTCCCAATCATTCGGATTAATAACCTCCCCTGTAGAGTACTTAAATATTTTTTTTTCATCCTTAATGTAATACTGAATAATAATAATCGTATCTTTGTCCCCGCTTGGCTCTTTTAAGTAGAAATACATAACTCATCTTTTTGAGAGTGCAAAAATACAAAAAAGGGTAAGTATAGGGGTAAGTTTTGATATTATTTTTTCAACAAAAAAACATCAATAAACAACTACACCTATAGTAACATATTTAATTTCAGTGTATTTTAAGGACTTTTACAATCATTCACCATGTTAGAACTCTTTAATACCCGAATAAAATAAAAAACACAACATATTGAAAATCAATGATTATAAAATTTAGTGTTAAACTCAGTGGTAAGTTTAGCGCTAAATTTTTTTTGACATTCTCGCTACAATTGATCGAACAGCTCCTACACTTATACGAAAGTCTTCAGATAATATTACATACCTATCCATCTTCGGAGTAGTCATACTCTTATAACTTTCATATAACTCTATATCACGAAATACAGTACATGGAATATTATACCCTTTCTTGTATACCTCCCTCATTCCTGCTTCTATCTCTTTAAGTTGATCATATACTATCATTCCCACTTATTTAATTCACATTTCTTATCATCTTGTCTTAGAAGTGTCGATAATGGACACCCACATATATCACACTTCATACCCTCTACCTCTTGCAAGGTATAGTCAGGCATGAATTGTTGGTAAGTACCCTTCACAGCATGAGGACACTGAGCGCATATTTGCGCCCGTTCCTTTGCTTTTTTCTCTGTTTCTGGGTTAGGAAATAGGTAATTATCCCACCCTTTAAGTATTGCTTTTAATTTTATCATAACTGTTGAACTGGTAAGAAGTTAGTATTATTACCCGCTATAACCACACTCTTTACCATACCCTCGGAAGTTCCTGCTGTGGCTCCTTCATATGTCCCTTGTGTGGCTCCGGCTCTCGCTCCTTGGTACGCACCTTCTTGAGATCCTTCCAATGATCCTTGTTGAGTGCCTTGTAAAGCCCCTTCTCTTACCGCTTCTGTCAGCTCTGTAAAGTCTATATTAGCATTTACTTTAGCCTGCCTTACTATATCCCCTTGTGCGAAATAGAAGGGTTTATTAACTCCTCTTCTTGTAGAGTTGTTAATAAGTTCGAGAATTGGGAAATATCGTGCAGTTGCTCTCTTGTTTACTACATATTCACCTCCCTCCATCTCATAGCCGCCAACGCCTGCTACTGAGAAAGGCACCCCACCCTCTGCATGACTTCTACCACTAACAGGACCGCCTTCTGCATATTTGACCGTTGTACTCATTATCTTATTTACATTCAGAAATCCCATCGCTCCTGTTATCCCTGCCATAATTGCATTGTATGGAGGAGGGTATGCTGATAGTGCCTTAGTAATCCCTAAATATGTATTAATGGTAGCTTCAGCCACCGCAGCTGCTTTGCCTACTGCTGTATGTTCTCCAAATAGCTGCTTAGCTTGCCCAAATGTAGTACTTGCCAATTGCATTTTACTTTGTTCTACTTTCTTGCGTTGTTCCAATATTTCAAGGTCATGTTTACGCTCAGTTTGCGCCCTCATTATTTGGTATTGGTCTTCTGTTATCTTCTTGTCGGAGAGGAGCTGCTCTATACCTTGCATTTCCTGATCGTGTCGCTGGCTCATCTGTTCAGCTTCTATATCCCATTGGTACGCCCCTTCCTCTTGCATCTTAAGGAGCTTATCTTGAAAGTCTAACTCTTTCTGCACCTTCTCGTCTTCTCGTTGTTGTTGCTTGAGTTGCTTGTCTAATTCAATACCTTGGTTATCATATTCCTGCTTGAGTTGTAACAGGGACATCTCATGCGCTTGCTGTTGTTCATAATCCCACTGGTTAGCCTCCTCCTTGAGTTGCTTCTCCTTCTCCAATGCATCCACCCTCATCTGGTAGATAGCTGCTTGCCGTTCTTGTTCTTGTGTTACTATCTCCGCTGTTAGTCTCGCTTCCTTGCTTATCTTAGATTGGTTCATTTGCTCATACAATTCGAGTTCCTTTTGTACGGCATTAATGGATAATTCAACCTTCGTATTAGCAAAGTCCTTCTCTAACTTCCTTTTCTGTTCCTCGTATTCTTGACGGCTTACAATTCCTTTCTTTCGCTCTTCTTCAAGTACCGCTAATCTATCATTTTTCCCCTTTTCCTCTATCCGTAAGCGCTCTTCCAATGATTGCGCTACTGCTGAATTACTCTCTACATATACATCTATTGCTTTTTTCTCCGCGGATAATCGCTCTTTGAGCTGTTCCATGTATCGCTTATTTGCTTCCTCTCGCTGTTTCTTCTGCTCGTCAAGCATTGCCTTATGTATCGTATTCACCTTATTATTTTGTGTTGTTTCAGCTTCTAACATGGCCGCTGTCTTTTCAGCTAATTCCGCTTTCTTACGAGCCAACTCCGCCCTATCTGCATCGCTTGTATCATTACTTGCAAATTTAAGGTTTAACAGCTCTTGTTCTAATCCATTTCGTTCCCTTGCCAATGCGTTAATACTCCTCTGTATCTCTATACTCTTCCTTGCAGCTTCCTCTCTTTCTTTAAAAGTCTTAGTAGTGTCCTCGGCTATCTTATTTTGTGCCTTAAATTGCTCCTTAAGTGCAGCTGTTTGCTCGATAAAGTCAGCTTCGGATGCTGATAGTTTTTGATTTATCTCCTCTATCCTTGCTCCTCGCTCCAGTGCTTCATTGATGGTATCTTTCATCTCCTTACCCATCTGCTTCATTGACTCTATGGACTTCTTAACCTCTCCGGTCAAGTCTTTAACTCCTGTTACTGTCTGTAGTGTGCCTTCACCTACCTGCTTGAGCCCTTCTTTTATATCTCCTGTAAGGATACTGCCTAATCCCTTGAATACATTCACCACCCCATTGATACGATTCATTACTTGACCTTCGATGAACTTTAATAAGTCATCTAATATCTTCTTAGGATGGGTGAACGCTTCAACCAACGCCTTACCTACATTCTGCACTACTCCCCATAAAGTTTGAAATACCACCTTCAGTGGAGTTATTACCCTTGCAACCTTATCTATACCCTCTTGTGTGCTTGTAAGATACGCCACAAGGCTACCTAATAGAACAATAATAGCTCCTAACCCCGTACTTACAAGCACCCCTCTGAATATTTTCATTGCTAAAGAACTCTTTGCAGTGGCTGCTGCTGTGGCATTCATGGCTGTTGCTGATGCCTTGTTGTAATTAATGTAATTCATGATGATAGTCGCAAGCCCTGACATTTTGGATTTCATAGATTCGAGGTTTGCGATAATACCATTTAGGGATACCCCAAAGGAATTGTTATCCCCTAAAGCATCCAATATTGCCTGTTTATAGTTACCTACTTCTACTTGTGTATTTCCTATACTTTTCTGTAGCTCCTTATATGCCTTATCTTGTTCTTGTATAGTAGCTAATAAGGCTTTACCTTCTGCGCTTTCTCTCTGCTCAGCTGACATTTCCGAATAAGCCTTCTTATTCTGAGATAATGCCGCGGATAACTCCCTAATTGACCCAGTTAGGAGTGTGTTAGATTGCATAGCTGCGCCATTTGCGGCTACATTTGCCTGCATAATACTTTCATACGTACGCAGGTCCTTTTGAGTTTCCTTTTGTACAGCTGTAAGTTGTGATAGTTGTTGAGTATATTCCTCCACGGATATATTACCCTCTGCGAAATTCTTCTTGAGGGCCTTCATCTCTTCGGCTATCTCCATGAGTTTCTTTCGTGTCTCTCCAGCCTTCTTAGTGACCTCGTCTACATCTATATCTAATTGTGCGATTGTTGTTGCCATCTTATATTATTCTATTGGTTCTATCTTAATTAATTCTACCACTGCCAATCCATGTGCCTTGAAGGTGATTTTGTTAGGTAAAAATATCCCTCCAAGTTGCATAATGTATATGCGCTTGAAAAAGTTGAATTGATGAATATCAAGCGCGGTTAGGTTCATCTCGCATGTATATACTCGCATGTGATTGAGTACATTATTAAAGTTACCATAATAAGACTCTATGAGCTTATTCCATCGCAAGTTCAAAAATGAGGAGTGGCAAGGAATAAGATAAAAATCGTTTATATTAATATCATCCCCTTTTATTGTCCCTTTATCTTGAAACAGCAATTCATCAGCAGTAACATTGAAGATGTGGAATCTATTATCTTTTGGTTTGTAACTTATTTTCACTCCTCCACCTTCTTCTTTTACTTCTTTTTCCCAGAAGTGAAATTCTTCCAATACATTACTATCGTATTGAAGTTTCTTTGATTTTTCAATATCAATCCCTGCAAAGAATTTACCCTCTCTTTCCTTCTTGAATGCGAGTAGATCGTCATTTATTACCATCACCCCATCTGCTCCGAATTGCTTATTCTCTTGCTCGTCATACTTCTTGTATAGGAAATGATTACGCCTTGCATAGGATGCTGTTGGCACATGAAATTCTAAGTTTGTGACCCTTACAAACTGGTCTGTCCAATCTATTAGAGGAGCTTCATTAAGCCTTTCATCTACAGTAAAGAAGTGTTGCACAGGGTCGTCTATATCTAATTTCATAGGAGTAAGCCCAAACATAATCATCAACTCTTTGAACAGGTCTAACATCGAGAGGTCGGATACCATCTTATTAACATTCTGCATAGAGGTTTGTTCGATTTTGAAATCTATTCGATAAGCTCCAATGTTTCCCTCTGGAACAGTTCCTCTAGTTTTTTTGTTTATATATCTCAATCTCACGTATAACCTATCTCCTGCTGACAAATAATCAGGTATCTTTATAGTAAACGCCCACCCCCCTGTAACTCCTTGTCTTCCTGCTGCATATTCCCACTCAGTTATATAACCACCTACCCCATTCGCTGTAGAGCATATAGGATTAACATCATCATTTTTGTAAATCTCTACATAAGTAATACCTCTATCAGGATCACTTCCCCCTTGTACTATCCCTGACAAATTTAAATCCCAAGAACCAAAACTATCTGAAGGCATTGTATAGAATGGTGTTTTTTCTCTCTTTTTGAAAATCTGCGAAGGATTACGAGGGTTATTTATCTCCATATATGATTCTATAGAATTATTATCAATTCTTTTCGATGAGTCTCCTCCTCTATAAGTATTACTATCACCTTTAAAGCTAACTAACATCCCTTTTGGTTCCCCTGTGTTAAGTACCTGAGAGGCAGTAATAAATAAGGTTTTGAACATTTTGGAATCGAAAAACGACCCTTCAAACCTTTGCCCTGACATTCTCATTACTTCTTTAAAAATCCACATAACATGTATTGCGGGTGGACAGTAGTAGAAGTTATAAGCCCCATCTATTAAGGTATCTCCTCCATATTCAGCCACTGGATATAAGTATCCTATATTATAATTATCCTCGCGGTCTCTGATAGTCTCTAATGCATAAGTTTGAGAAGTGCTTGTTATTACATCTGCATTCTTGCTATGGTTCAACTTATTTCCTATTATATCGGATAACTTATACAAGTTCAACCAGTGGTAAACATCTTTCGTTTCTTCGTGAAATGCAAATTTGTATGTATCATTATATACTCCCATAAGGTAGCCTCTGGCGTGTCGTACAATTGGTACGCCTTCCACAAGTACTTCTACTTCCTCGTAAGCTCTTTGAGGTCGTCCACTTACACTACCTACCATGCCTGCATAATCGAATATCTCGTTATTGTTGGTGCTCATAGGTAGGTACATAACATCTGAGCATGAGAATTGCCGTGTATCAAATGAAAAGAAATCAGCGCATTGCATATTCCAAGTAAACTCGTCATTGAGCAAGTCGGCTTCTTGTCCATCTATAATTAATCGTATCATCTTTTTGTTATTATTTGTTGTAATCTGTTCTCTACGTTTTGCCTAATAGTCTTATAATATAGGCTGTAAAATACTACATTGTAAGGTAATGATTCTATTTGTTCGTATCTCAGGACATCACCTTGCGCCATTGTGTCGATAGTGGCAAGGTCGTTGAATGGCTGTAACTGCTCGACTCCTGCTTGTTGTAGTTGGGCTTCGTATGGACTTGGTTCTCCTTGGAAAGCCTTATGCTCTTGTTCAAGAACTCGCTTCACTTCATTAGTTAGGTGCTTAATGCACGCATAAAAGCGATACACATTCATTCTTGATGGGTGCTTTATCTTATATACCTTCTTGAAGGCTTCTGTAACTTGAGAGAGCTCCCCGCTACTCATTAAGTCTATTATCTCTCGCACTTCTCCCCATGTGAGGTCTGTTATATGTTCTATGCCATGCTTTTTCTTCCATCTCCAAAAGCCTCGATAAAAGAAAGGCAAAGGCTTAACTACTTCTAATAATAGAGTAGTTTCCTTTTGCCTTTCATTTGGCATGAGTAGATATTGTAGTAGTGTCATCTGAATATTGGTTTAAATGTCTTTTTTGGTTTTAAGTCAAAGTATTCTCGCATGAGTATCATGTCACGATAATCTGGGCTTCGTCCTATGTTCTGTTTTATCGTATCCTTGTTAATCACTGACAGCCTTTGCCCGTCCTTGTTGTCACTCTTTATCTGTTCCAACTCTTCTATAATAAGCTCTTTTGTCTTCTCTGATAGCTCAGCGCTAATATATATGCCGTTATTATTGATACGCTCGGCTAACTTGTACAAGCATTGCGTTTGCAGATTCTTGTAGCTGGTAGGTTGCCTGTTCTCTTCAAAGGGTGTACTGTTGTTCTTAAAGCCTACAATACCCGTATTATCCACAACCCCTCCACCTACACCATCATCATCGGCTATACAATTGCTCTTAGGGATATTGTACTTCATTCGCAACGTGTTGATGATTGATTGTATCTCGGTAGTTGCTGAAGTCGCCAATGTATATATCTCTATTAATTCCCATCCCTTCCATACACCTATAACACACAAGTCAGAGCCAAAGCGTGCAATATCCGCGGATAGGTACATTTCCTTATCTATAGGTATTTGGTCATTCTCAAATATAGCCAGTATCTTATCATAGTCACATAAAGCATTAGGATCATCATCATATTCCCATAGCCCATGCAATAATCGCTGTTTCTCTGCCCCCCGTAATGTACTTTCTAAGTTCTGAATATATTCTTTTGGTAACATCTTATTGTCATAAGGGAGGGCCTGAATAAACGCCCTTCTCTTATCAAGTGTACCATCTTTGTGAGGTGTGTAAAATTCCTTATATAGAAAATTCTTAGAAGGATTAGCAGTGATGAGTAATTTACCTTTCAAGTTATACTCTCTATTCTTCCATCTACCTATTGATATTTTGAGGTTTGAATAACTGTCATAATCAAACTCCCCACCCTCTTCTATCCAACCACGTGTAAATTGCATTGACCCCAATCGTTGGTATTGTGGATCGCTTGGTAAGTACCTACAATCTAATAACAACACTCTTGAGCCGTTGAATAGCTCAAAGTAATTATCCTGCCCATTGTATTTCCACGCTTCTTGTGGTATATTCCATCCATTGAGTACTTCGTGAATGCTTGGAATTGTAAAGCGTCTCAAATCGTTCAACTGCTTACGAGCAATAAAGTACTGTGTGTTTGGGTACATAAAAGCATCGGCAAATATTAACGAGCAACCAATAAAAGACTTCCCCCCTCCCTTGGCTCCTCCATATAGCACCTCGTCAATATCATTATTAGCCCACGCTTTACCACATTCTTTTTGTTTGCTGTTTCCATTACTATTAAACTCAAGTACTACATTACGCATAAGTGATTATTTAATTATTATCCCAGTTACTTGGAAAGGCTGTAAGTCCTTTCCATCCTTACCCGTCACCTCTTGCTTACTTCTTAAGTTCCAATCATCAAACTTGCGCTCTATTATCCAAGCATACTTCTGCCATTTATCATCATCGCTTTGGAGCTTTTTAAACAAGTTCTTTTTTTGAATGGTTAGGGCTTTTTTATAAAGGCGCATAAATTCAAAATATAAAGGGTCTTTTACATCCCCTGCCTTCCAGCTTTCAAATGTTCTATCTGCTACTTGTTGCTTTTCTTCAACCAAATCATTAGTAAGCATTCTTAGTTCATCATCGGTTAGTATAATGGCGTTAATATCCTCATTTACCACCTTTTTAAAAGATTCTATCCAAGTAAGGAGCTTTGTTGGTCTTCCTCTTGTCTTTTTGGTTTCTGTACTTGATTTAGTTTTTTTCATAGTGTATATAATTTAACAATGATTATTGTATATAATTTTTTTTCATCTCTTTTTCAATAATATCCTTAAACTCGTCAAAGCTGTAACATACAGCGTAAGTATGTCCGAGGGTTTCGGCAATTTTTTGAAAGTCTTTTTGATTGTCTGTTTGTTTGTTCCCTTTTACCTTCATCTCGATATAAAGGCTTTTACCTTGGGGGAGCATAATTACTAAGTCAGCCACTCCTGCGAGTACTCCCTCAGCTTTGAGCCTTTGCGCTTCTCGTACGTTTCGACTGCCACCATTAGGGACGGCGTATATCACGAGGTGCGGGTATTGATACCTAAACCATTTTACACAGGAGGTTTGTAGGGTGCTTTCTTGGTGTTTCATAGGGGAACATTACTTTTTATTGTCACTTTAAATTTTTTGCCCTTATACTCTTTTTTGAATCGTCTTGTAATTCTTCTTAAAAAGACTAATCCAAAAGCTTCTTCTACTTGAATAACTATCTTACGAGTTACCATAGATAGGTTTTTAGGAGCAAATTCAAAATCCTTAAGGTGTTGTATTTTTTTTAAGGCTTCATCTTTGGTTATCATTCCTAAGTCATAATTCATAATATGACCTATTACATACATAGCAAGTTGTCCGTAACATCTGAATAATGGAACTGAGTTGTTATATTCTACATCAGCGCAAAAAGCATATGCATCTTGAGGGTCGATATTTAGTGTTTTTAGTACTCCTTCGTATGATTTCATCTCCTCGGTTAGGTTAATACACTTATCTGCTTGCTCGTTCTTATCACAGATAAAATCTTTAGGGGAGGTTTTACCTCCGAATATATCATTTATCATATTGGATACATTCTCCGCTGTGTGATAGTCATTCTTTGACTTCATCAAGGATTGATGTAGGCATCTCTGGCTGTATAAATGGGCATACTTAATAAGGAGAAATACTTTCATTATACGAAGACTCCTTTTTGTTTGTCTGCTGTTCTTTATTTTAGGGGTTATTACATTTGTTGTCATTAGGCGGCTTTGTAGTTAGTAATTACTCTTAAAAGTTGTTGTTCGTTGGTTAATATTCCTTGTTCTATGAGTTGTATAATAAACTTTTCAATATCAGAAATTAGCCTTAGTTCCTTGTCTGTTGCCGTGTCTCTTATACCTCTTTCATGCCGCCCAAATACTTTATTATTGATTTCTCGGCAATAAAGGGAATATTCAGGATTTGGGATAATAGAAGCAATTGCCCTGTTCATAGGTACAAACTCACTTCCTGCTAATATTCGGTTGAAAATAAGACTATCAGTGAGCCACATTACCACTTTTGCATATATGAGAGGGTTTAGTTCCATAGCCAATAATACCCATATATAAGGGTCTGCATAAGTTGCTTTATTTTCTCCTCTCCCTGTAGTTTTCCAAACACCCAATCCTTTGAGTACTTTTATAAAACCTTCATTTTTAATAAACTCCATAAAACTAAGAAAACTTACTTTTATCATACCCCTCTCATTTAGAATATGATATACCCTTTCGATGAAACCCTGAGAGTTCATTATCATAGATATATTTTTCTCGCTCCACCCATACTGAAACCTTGCTTTTTCGTACGCTTTTATAAGATCAGTAACGGATAGACTTTGTCCGTTTTTGGTGTTTTGTTTGATGATTATGCCAAATAAATTACGGTCGGCACTCTTCATTACTATATTTGTTTTCATAGATTTACTATATCCTTATTTTGTTAAATACTTACAAAGCGCAAAGGTACAAAAATATTTAAACTATTCCTACAATTTTTTTATATAATTATTTGAAAATGAGTAACATTTAC